CCCGAGAGCGGGCGCACGAGCGCCCCCTCCACGGTCTCGGCGGACCACGTGACCACGGGCTGGCCCATCTCGTCCGGCTCCCCGTACGAGGGGCGCAGGACGGCTATGGTCTCGCCCAGCATCAGGCACCCCCGTACGACGGCACGATCGTGCCTATGGACTGCGACGTGCCGAGGGACCTCCTGAGGGCCCTCAGCGTGTCGCGGTCGAAGTAGGCGGACCCCGATGCGTTGGAGAACGTGTAGCTCCCCTGGAAGCCGTTGGCCGTGAAGCTCGCCTGCTTGAGCCCCGCCATGTCGCCCATGGCCTCGGTCGCTGGGGCGACGAGCGCCTTGCGGCACGCGTCGGTCACGAGCGCCCGGCACATGAGCAGCTGGTCCTAGCTGAGCGCGTCCGTGGCGGTGATGCCCGCCACGGCGCGGAGCTTGGCGGACTGCTGGGCGAGCATGGACTCCACGCGCGCGTAGCCGCTCGACGTGTCGCCCGTGTCGACCTGGTACTCGTCGACGGTGGCGTATGCGGTTGCCATGCCCGCCTCCTTCGCTAGGCCGTGGCGATGGTGCCCTTGACGATGTAGTCGGTCACCTCGGGCACGAAGAGCGCGCCCATGATGGCGTTGGTGACGGCGGACACGCGGCCGTAGTCGACCTCGTGGTAGACGCCGATCAGGCCACTGTCGTCGCTCTGGTACTCGAATCCGGCCGTGGCGAGCTCGGAGAAGTCAAGGCCATAGGCATGGATGTTCTCCGCGGGGGTCACGTAGAGTGTGCCGGACGGGACCTTGTTGGTCAGGAAGCACTGCGTGATGCCGAGGAAGTTCTCCAGGTACGTCATGCCGAACAGGTTCTGGATGGTGATGGGTGTGTCGCCGAGGTGCGCCTGGGCGTCGGAGCGGTTGACGAAGTGGATGAGGTTGCCGGACTCGTCGCCCAGGTCCTCAAGCTTGTCCCCCAGGGTTCCGTCCACGTTGGCCAGGGCCGCCTGCAGGGTCTTGCCTTTGGCGGTGCCGGTGCCGTTGGCGAGCGAGCCGAAGAAGCCCGTGATGACCTTCTGGCGCAGGTGGCCGAGCATCTTCTTGTCGGTGGCGAGGACGGCTTTGGTGTATCCGCTCGAGAGGATCGCCTTGGCGGATGCCGCCTTGCGGTACGGCTTGGGGTCGAGCTCGGCGATGGGGACCTTGGTGACCTTGTACTTGGACAGCGCCACCAGGTCGCCCTCGACGTAGCCGTCGCCGGAGCTGGAGTCGGTGCCTGCCGCCTCGTTCAGCTCGCCGGTGACCTTGTACTGGTTGATGGCTGCGCCGGCCTGGCGGACGTCCACCGTGAAGTTGGCGAGGATCTCGGCCAGGCGGTCGTACTCGCCGGTGAAGTTGTTGACGAACTCGATGTCGAGGGACTTGGCTACGTCCTCGGACTTGATGAGGTTCTCGGGTGCGGGCATGTCTGCCCTCCGTTCCTACTCGTAGAGGGAGAGGTTCTGGGCCCTGGCGCGGACGCGCGCCACGGGGTCCTTGATCCCCTCGATTCCCTCCGGTGTGATCGTGTGCTGGTTGGCCGCGCCGCCCTTGTCGCTCGGGACGTTGGGCTTCGCCGCCTTCGCGAAGGATGCGATGGCATCGGCGCTCGCCTGCATCTCGGCCTCCGTGGCCCCCTGGATGAGGGACGCCGGGACGCCCGTCGCGGCGCTCACCCTTGCGGCGAGGTCGGCTCGGGCCTTCTGCTCGCGCAGCTGCTGCGCCTCGGCCTCTGCCTTGGCCGCGCGCTCGTTGGCGCGCTCAAGCTCGGTCTTGGCCGCCTCCTGGGCCTCGTCGTACTTGGCCGCCTTGGCCTTGAGGTCCTCGTAGTCGGCGTACTTGCCGCGCTCCTCGCGCCGGGTCCTGCCCATCAGCTCGTTGACCTCCTCCTGCGTGAAGGTCTTGGGCTCCTGCTGAGTGCCGCCGTTCTGCTCTGCCATTCCATGCTCCTTTGCCCCGCCCTCTGGCGGTCGTCGGTCCCCACCCGTTGGTGGTCGTCAGGTTCCCCCGCCTTTGGCGGTCGTCCATCCGTGATTTCGCCCACGGCGGCGAGTTATGAGGAAGGCCACCCGGAGGTGGCCTTGGTCAACGAATGTTAGTTGTGTCCTGTCGCTACTCGACTATGCCGGTGATCTCGTTGGCATATGCCAGCTCAACGCTACCGTTACGTCTTTCGATGGCGACGTAACCAATCTCATCTGGGTCGTTCTCGGGAGACTGATAATCGAAGAAACTGCCAATAATCGTCCGACCATCAGCAGTCTCGACTCCGTGAGCCTTGCCATCGCGAAGCAGACGGTAGGCACGGAGAAGCAGGCTCTCTGTCGTCATCTATCGCTCACTCCTTCGGCTTCGGGTCCGATGGGACCACATGGGCCCCGCGCCGCGAATAGTGGATAGTGAACCGCGTGGTCGGCTGGTCACGCTCTTCGGGGTCATCTGACCTGTATGTACCCACTATACCCTCAGGCGCGACCACCGTCTCCTTTATCTGGTTCTTAAACCCGGTAGGAGAAGCGGGGTCTGGATGATAGTTGACGTATATCTTGCCAGTGCCACACCGTTCGACTGCTATCCTCTCAGCATCGCCATATCCGACTGCCCCCTTACCCATCTCCGTGGCCTTTGGCTCGCAGTGGTTGAGCTGCTTCGGCACGAGCTCCTTGCTCTGGAGGCTCGACCTGACGTACAGGCGCGCGTCGTCCTCATGCATCTTGCTGTGCCCTGAGATTCCATCCATCATGCGGACCGTGCGACGAGTCTTGAAGCGGTCCCTGGCTTGCCCGAGGGGGAGCGGATGCCCGTTCCTCGTATGCGCCTCGGCGTACGCTATCTGGCCACTTTCGCCAAGTGCATCCCACTCGCGCTCCCAGTCGTCCCCTATGACGTCAGCCGCATCCTGGTACGCGCGATTGAGCGTGTCGGGGTCGTAGCCGCTGAGGCTTGGCTCTGCCGAGTGGTCGCACACCACCATGCACTTGCAGTTTGGGTGACGCGCGTCGTTCGCCTTGCCCTCATCGCTGTACGTCCACCCGTTCGACCCCTGGATGACGCAGAACCCGCACGCCCCCGGGTTCGGGACGATCGCCCACATCGGATGATGCGGGTCGCTGCGGGCGTTGCGCACTATCGTCGCGTCCGCACGATCATGCACGAGCCGCTGCGACTGTGCCGAAACGTCTGCAGACAACCCGAGAAGGTCGAGTCCCGCGAGCGGATGGCGCTTCATGACGTCATTGGCGGCCCGCTTCACATGTGATGCGGGCACGTCACCGTACGCTGTCGCCTCGAACTCGCCATCGACCCCGGCGTCCTCCCTCTCGGCGTCGTAGAAGTTCTTCGCCGCGGCCGATGCGGCCAGCCCGCGCCTTTCGGTGGCTCCGGAGATTGACGCGGCAACGAGCTGCCTGAGGGAGCCCGTGGTCAGGTTCTCGATTCCGACCGAGTTGACGGCGTTCTCGATCGCCTTCGCCGCGTCATCTCCCGCAAGCCGCTCTGCCTCCATGACGAGTCGCCGGTACAACCTGAACTTCGCCTCGTCAACCATCCGCTACTCCTCGGTGGCACCGCCTTTGGCGGAAGCCGTGATCTCCTGGGCGACCTCCGCGAGCGCCTGGCGGGCGCGAGCGTTGGCCGTTTCGCTCATGAGCCTGTCGATGGTCGCCTGGTCGAGCCCAACGCCCTCGTAGAAGACCCTCGTGCCGACGATGCCCTTGTCGACGCCCGCGAGCTTCGTCCATGCGTCGGCCCTCGCCGCCAGCGTCGGCATGGACGGGTCGGCGAAGTAGGCGCGCACACCGTTCTGGTCTGCGGTGAGGTCGTTCACGGTCACCCCGGAGGAGACGGCCATCATGAGCCGCGCCACCTGCCAGAGCGAGTCCCTGAGCGAGTCGATGATGTTCTGGACGTCCAGGATGAGCGGGTCGTTCGCCGCGCCGAGGGCGTCGCTGGACGTGTAGTTGTTGGAGAGAACGCCCAGCTGCGAGAGTGGCACGTTCGCGGCGCCGGAGAAGCGCTGGGCGTCGTTCTCGTAGACGGATATGAAGTTATGCGCGTCGCCCGCGGGGAACTGCCCCACCTGCGGCACGTCGCCGTTCTCGTCCCGCGTGAAGGCCCAGAGCGCGCCGAGGTAGGCCCTCAGCTTCTTGGCCTCGTCCGGCACGAGCATCGGGTCGCCCGTCTCGGGGTCGATGACCGGGTCCCCGTTCTCGTCGAGCAGCGGCTTGGCGAACGTCGATTCGGCTGCCCCGAGCACGTAGCGCTGCGGGGCGGTGAAGAACTCGGCTCCCACGTCCATGCGCAGGACGTCTCGGATCGCCTTGTCGACGATGCTCGTCAGCTCCGGCGTGAGGACGGAGCGGCCGACCGGCCTGTCGAGGTCCGGGGCGTTGATGATGGGCACCATGAGCATGGCCCCGATGCCGTTGTCCTCGCTGGTGCAGCCCCAGCGGACGCCGCCATCCTCCCACTCCCCACGCGAGAACGTGAGGACGCGGTCCGGCAGGTGCACGACGTACCGGTTGGCCCTGTTGTGCCAGTCCACCCCCGAGAGGATGATGCCGGCGCCGGCGCCGTCCACGTCCTTGTCCCAGATCGTGCAGCACTGGTTGGCGGAGAACGCCCTCACCTTTGCCGCGGGCTGCCCGGGGTTGCCGCGCATCACCGTCATGGCCGCCGTGCCGTGGACGAGCGCGGAGCGCGTGGCCATGCCGACGAGCGACTGCATGCGGTTCTGCGTCACCAGGGCGTCCAGCGCCGGGTCTGCGTCGCCGCTGAACACGAAGCCGTCGAAGTGGATGCGGTTGGCCCGCACGTCGATGGCCTTCGCGGCCCATCCCACCACCTCCTCCACATGCCGCAGCTGTGGTGGTATGGATATGCCGAAGTCCCTCACCGAGTTCTTCATCTCGTAGTAGCGGGTCAGCCGTGCGTTGCGGGTGCGGGCGGCGTGCCACGTGTCGAAGAGGTCGCGGACGACCTCCCGGCAGTCCTCCGGGACGGACGCCTCGTCGGGCTCCGGGAGGGGCGTCGAGTCGAAGCGGTTGATTCTTTTCACAGGAGCATCTGCCTCCTCCTAGGGTCCCTCTTGGAGTTCCTGACCGCCCACACGGCGAGCGCGGCCGCCTCTACCGCGGTGCTCTCGTAGCCCTTCGACGGCCCGAAGGCCCACCCGCGGCTGAGCGGCCTCTTCACCGCGTGGAGGGCCGAGTCTTCCAACTCCGGTTGCAGCGTGTGATACACGGTCCCCGACCTGAGCCCGTCCAGGAACGCCGACGCGGCCTCGGCGACGTCGGACGGCCTCGGGCTCACGACGTAGTTCTTCGGGACCCCGATACCCTCGACGTTGGCCACCAGCGCCTGTGCGGACGGGCCGTCTACCGCCACGCAGGACACGCTCCGCTTCTTGCGCACGATGTCCCGCGCGAGGTCGAGGGTGCCGCCGAGCGTGCTCCCGACGCTCACGAGCTCGACCGCCGCGTTGCCGCGGCCGTCGGTCTTGGCGCCCGCGAGGACGTAGTAGCTCCCGTCCCGGCTCATCCTGACCGCGAGGGCGGTCCTCCTTGGGTAGTCGTCGCCGATCTCGTCGATGGCGCTCTGGGCCCACTCCTCCTGGCTGATCGCGTAGTCCACCGCGGTCTCCCGCTCGGACCACCACCCCAGGTGCTGGTGGGCGAAGTGCTCCCGCGACATCGACTCCGCGTTCGCCGCGATGATCTCCCGGTCGAGGATGATGTCGATGGACGGGTTGACCCTCGTGACGAGGTCCGCGTCCGTGGGGGACGGCGGTGTGCCACCGTAACCCGCCGACCATTCGACCCACGACGTCTTCCTCGACTTGCCCGCAAGGGCCTTGGAGCGCACGCGCTCGAAGACCTCGCCGAAGTCGCCCTCCTCCGGGCACGTGCCGTTGAAGATCGTCTGCGAGCCGCGCACGGTGCGGGAGCCGCGGGAGGCGATCGCGGGCGAGAACGAGGCGATGGCCGAGTCGTCCACCGCCTGTGCCTCGTCGTAGATGAGCAGGGTGCCGTGCTGGCCGTTGCCGCCGTTCCTCGTCCTCGCCAGGAACTTGATCCTGCCGCCGTTCTTCAGGCGGATCTCCTCGCGGCCGAGGGCGGAGTGGAACCCTCCGGGTTCGACGTACTTCAGGAGGGACGGCTTCCCGAAGAGGTCCGCGACTTCCTCGTACGTCTCCGTCGAGGTCTTCTGGAGCTGGGACGTGTAGATCACGACGCCCTTGTACAGGAGCATCTCCCCCACCGAGCGTGCCACGATGACGCGCGTCTTCCCGTTCTGGCGCGGACACTCGGACCCGCACTGCTTCGCCGCCCACTTGCCCTTCTTGTCGTAGCAGAGCATCGGCGCGAGCATGAGCACCTGCCACCAGAGGAGCGGCGCCCCGGCCTCGCGCATGATGTCGACAACGTCTCGGAGGTCGGAGCCGACATGCTTCGGCACGACGAGCGTCGTGGGGTACTGGTTCGGTTCAGCCCGCATGCTTTCTTACGATCTTCGCCACGGGGTCGTCACCGTCGTCCCCAGCCTCAAGCTGAGAGATGGCGGAGACCGTCTCGCGGTACTGCCGCGAAAGTGCAGACAGGTCGCGCTGCTCCTCGCAGGCGTCGATCTCCGCCGCGAGGCGGTCTGCGAGCGCCTTTAGGCAGGTCAGCTGGTCACCTGAGGACGTGGCCTCCGAGAGCTTCATCTGTTGTCTGCCTTCCAAATTTCCCTGTGTGTAAATTGGCCCTGGGCGCGACGTGGAGGGGGCCAGCGGCCGCCAAAAAGACCGCCCTGGGTCATCGCGATTAGTAAATGATGTTTAGTTAATCGCACTCACCGTAACCTCGATTGAGGCACTTCGACGCTCCTCGTCGGCCGCACCTCATCGCATCAATCTTCATGCGTCGCGCACGTCGGACTCACCAGTCGGTGGTGGTCCGGGGAGGGGCGAGGGAGACGGGAGCGCCACCGCTCCTGCGCGCCCGCTCGACCGCCTTGGCCTTGGCCACGAAGTCCTGCGGGCACGACCACCCGCCGAACGCGGCGAGCACCTCTGCCCTCACGCGCTCCACGTACTCGACCGAGCGCGCGGACCTCCACCCGTTGCAGCACCGGTGGGCCGTGGCCAGGTTGCCCGTGCGGTACGGCGAGCCGCCGCGGCTCACGGGCTCCAGCTCGTCCACCACGAACTCGCACGGGTCCATGCGCGGGAGGGAGTGGTCCACCGGGAGGCCGCAGATCCAGCACGGCTCGCCGCGCTGGCGCACCGCCGCCCTCGCGTGGTTGCGCTGGGTGCCGTTGGCGCGCCTCGGATTGGTGCCGCCCCTGGTCATGCGACCACCCCCAATGCCGTCACGCATCCCCCCGCCACGGTGTGCCACAGGGGCGGAGCCGTGGCGAACTCCCCTAGGGTCCCCCATCTTCCTGCAGAAATATACCAATAGCCCTTTACATCATATGGGGCTATTGGTATAATGTTCCCAGCAAGAGAGGGAGGGGGTGATTCAAATGGACGACGCAAAGCAGTTCCTCATTGCGACCGCGGCGACCGTGGTTGGCACGGTGGTCGCCAACGCAATCGGGGACTGGTGGAAGTCCCGCCGGAAGGCCGGCAAGCATCTCAGGCGGGACTAGGCCAGAACGGGGGAGCCCAGGCGGGCTCCCCCACCCACCGTCATTCTAAGAGAACGGAGCGAACATGGAGGACCTCAAGCTCTTCCTCATCTTCTTCGTGGCGTCCGTGGCCGCGAACCTATTGGTCAACATCGTCAGGGACAGGAGGCGGTGACGATGCCGGTCAGCGACGCCCAGAGGCGGGCCAACGAGCGGTACCGCAGGGAGAGCGTGCGCCAGGTGAGCGTGCGCTTCTACCCCTCCGACTCCGACGTCTGGGACTGGCTGCAGTCCCAGCCCAACAAGCAGTCGTACATCCGGGGCCTCATCCGCGAGGACATGGAGCGCGGTCGCGAGGCCTAGCGCACCCTGTCCATCGGCGACCCGTGGTTGCGGAAGCACTCCATCAGGTGGTCGTACGCCCGCGTGCACCTAGGCGGCGTCACCCGCACGCCCAGGTCCGCCAGCGCCCGGAGCATGGCGCAGCTCATGGCCGTGTCGTAGCGGACGGCGATCGTTGCGATCTCCGCGAGACTCACCATGGGCCGCTCCCCTCCAAGGGTGACCGGAGCTCCGCGGGAAAGGAATAGCACGGGCCCGGCCACGAAGACGGCCCCGAGGACCTTGGATCCATCGGGGCCGCACGAACGCCAGTGTGCACCATATCACGAAAACACCTGGCACGGGTTGGCACGAGTTGGCAAAACCCG